GATCTTTAACATGCACTTTAACTTTAGAATGATCGTGATGAAACAATACTTCATCCATATCAAACGCATGGAGAGTTTTAGACTTAGGGTCTTTTCTTTCTTCTTCGAGAAATTGTTTAAAATTTATCATTCTTCTAAGTTCTGTATGTTATCTAATAGATCAGGATTATCTAACATTAATCCTAATAACCCATGAGTGGTATATATTACACCATCTTCACTCATATTTAAATTATAAACATGGTCTAAAATGTGTACAATCTCATGTAATATTGCAATCTTTTTTGTTTGTGTAGTATGCGATTTATTAATCCAAATTTCTTGTGTATTGAAGTTTGCAAGGCCTATTCTATCTTGCATTTCTGAGTCATCTTTATATAAAATCTTATATACTATTCCGGCAATTTTAAATGATGTATTATCCATCTTTATTATTTAATAATTTATTCAATTCTGCGGTGCTACCAACAAAAATGGCCTTATCAATTTTGGTATCACCGGCATCTTTCTTTTTACCATCCATATCACGCATTTGTTTTTGAATATTCAACAATTCTTTATTTGCATCTACCATATTTTTTAGTAGAGTGCCATACACTTCAAAGGCACGTGGGTGTTGGCCTGCTTTTGCAACTTGTAATATTTCTTCCATGGCATCTTTGCCTTGGTCAATAATTTCTTGCAAGTTTTCTTTTGACTGCTGGTATGCATCAGTCAAATCTTGTTTCATATCAGGTTCTTTATAGTGAACCTGTAATGGCATTTGTTTCTTCTCTGTAACTTCTTCTGCCTTCATAGGTGTTACATCAAAAATTTTTTCCATGTTCTTATCAAATTCATTCATATTAATCATTTTCTGCAATAATAGTTTGTATTGTATAATTATTACTATTGATATTTGCTGATTCTGGATTAACTGATGCTCGTATAATTGATCTAGTTTCTGACTGGTTATTAAGTGACAATATTTTATATGATGCTAATGAATCAATTCCAATTATAGGTAAAGTTGATACAAAATCTCCACTAAGATTGGTTAATGTTAGAACATTATTTGCCCATTGTTTTACTGTACCAGTACCTAATGCAACATGAGCTGAGTACCCTTGATATGCTGTTTCGCCTACCTTATATGGTATATTTTCTGATGTTGGATCCATATTGAAAACTATCTTGTCAGGAGAGAAATCAATAATACTTGCAAATGAAGTTTTAATAATTCCACCAGTGGGTGACATTGCGCCAAAGATAAAACCTTTAACAGTGAAATTTAATGTCCAGATAATTACTCTGGTATCATGGCTCATATCACCTTCATATTCAATATCTTGAGTTACATCTTTCAAAATTACTGGTATTTCTTTGACTATACCCATGTCTGGAATCAAATTTAATTTAATTGTATAGTCTGGAGTAAAATAAGAAAGTATTTGTTCTAAGGCCTGTGTGGCATCTTCTATGTTTCTTGTATACAAATATAAACTAAAGTCAAAATTGTAAGGTACTGGATTGTATTGACTAATAGATGAGTTATTTTTTACTGCATAGTTTTTAATATTTGTGTTTTGTTTTCTATCAGCATCATATGAAAACCCAGTCATCTCAAATGAGAATCTTGGTAAACTCATTTGAACTTTTTTATCTAAATCTGGATCTTGTAACAATCTTTTTACATATAATTCTCTTGCTGCATAAGAAATAGGAATAACAAATCTTTCCTGTTCCGTTTGGTTTGGATTATATCTAACTAAAGTTATGTTATTAAAAAGGTTGCCAAAACCCACAACCATTTTTCTGATAATTCTATTGTAAAAAGGATCAGCCATTATAATGTTCCAAATGGGTTAGTTTCACTAAAGTCTATAATAGATGCACCTTGAGTTTCTATGAGTAGATTATCATAGTGATCGTTATGCAATTCAACATCGAGTGTATTATAGTTACTTAATCTATATCTTGCATTACTTGTTTGACCAATAATTGTATTTGCATTTGCGGTCGTGGTAAATTGGCCTCTAATATTGGTAACTTTTAGTATGCGATTTACTCCATCCCAAGATGAAACGGTTGCTTCTGAATATGCATTTGCGTATGTATTATCTGAAGTCTGATAAACAATTTCTTTATCCTTATATGTTCCTGTTCCATTAGGTCTCATATTTAAATCTAATGTGTATGCATTTTCTGTAACAACTATATCAATATCTGGTACACCAGTATCGATAACTTCTTGAGAGTATTTGAATTTCTCTAAGCTCAATTCATAAAAATGTGGTGCTCTTTTTCCTAATTGGAAAAAGTCTTTTGCTTGGTCTGTAAATGTAATCTCATATAATTCACCAGTATTATTCAAAAATGGAATCCAAATTAAATCACCTTCACGTGGTCTTGTGAAATCTGGACTTACTGGTACTCTTTGATTGAATGAACGTCTTGAAACAATAACTTTAACATGATCTCTCATTTCAAGGCCAAACTTAGAAAAGAAGTCTCCGTCACCAGTGTAACCAAGATTACTAGATAAGTAAAACTCCAATTGAAATGCTGTTTGAAATTTTTTAACTGGATCTTCACCAAATAATAAATCACGAGCTATTGCATTATTATTGGGAATATAATAGCCATCAAAACCCATAATCTTGATCGATTCAACAATCAAATCTTCGATTATGTTCTGTTCATTTTTTGCATTATAATTATTAAAATATTGATTTGTGGCCATATTAGTTTAGATAGAATTCAAGCACACCACCGTAATTGTTTTCCATCTCTGTTTCAAGTTGTTTAATTTCTTCAACAGCTTCTTGGTACACATCGTTACCGTTTAGTGTAACACCACCTGGTAACATTAGGCCACCAAATTTTTTCATGTTGTTGCCCCACGATCTCTTAATCAGAGCAGTGGCATATTCTTTTAACCAACGATCGTTCCAAACTTGTGTGAAATAATCTGGATTAATAGATGCATAACACTCTGCAACCACAACGGTACCTTTTACTGCATCTGGTCTTTTTCCCCAACCCCAATCGATGTACAACCTTTGCATGTGTCGTTGGAATCGAATAGGAACCTCTCCAGAAAACAATTGTTCTAACATACGTAGATGTTGTTGCGTCATTGTATAATTTATATAGGACGCACTGGTAAAGTCATATAACTCATTCAATCTAAGTTGGTATCTTAGATCAAACATATTTACTGTTGCTTGAGAATCTTGAATTGGAAATATTCTGGTAATACCAACCACATTTAAAGATACACCTTGTGCATCTGTAATACTACTTAAATCTAGATAACGGTTATCAATATCACCAGCAGTATAAGATGATACTATGGAATTTGTGTTTTGAATACTACCATTAGCCGCATAGTATTTTATCTGTTCACCAACAGTAAATCTTCCAGTTACATCTTGTAGTTCTAATGTAGAAGTATTAATTGATGTTAATATCTTGGCTGTAGCACCAGAAGTACCACCCAATACGGTTACTATATTAGGAACAGATGCCGAGATATTAGTATTTGCTGTTAGTACAGATGTAGTTAATTTTCTAATGTAATAGAATTTTTGCAGGCCGTCAAAGTGATAGTCTTGCCAATACTGTAACGCATCGTCAATACGATCTTCAACCTGGTCGTCATCAACATTTATATCAATAACAGGAAAGCCAAGTCGGCGTAAGCAATAGTCTTTAAAATTTTGTCTACTAGTAATTGCTGCCATTTTTTCCTCGAATATTCTATGTATTCATATTTATATACTATCGTGTAAAGAAAGAACTACCTGGTGCATTGAAATTATTGGAATAACGAGCATAATTTGTTATTCGTAAATCTTCTATATAACCATTTAAAAAGTTTCCAGAACTATAATTAAAGTTTGAACCTAAGAGAATTGGTTGAAAAACATAATTAGTAGTATCTGCATATGTACTTCCTGATTGTGTGCCATTAATAAACAATTTTGTATTTCCAGAATATCTAGATGCTGCAATATGGTACCATGTATTGGTTGAAAGTGCCGATCCTGTAATGACAGTTGAACCAGCATTCATGAAAATTGTATTGGAACTACTTGCTGAAATAGAAGGTGCGACAGTACCAGAAGCTATTCTTTGTTCATAAATAAACGCACTATTGGCACCGTTAAAAGAATTTATATTCAACCAAAATTCAATTGTGAAGTCTGTTGTGCCAAAATTTATTCCAGAATTAGCTAGCTGTACTTTTAAGCTATCACCATTTCCATCAAAATAAACACTGGTAGCCGCAAATAAACTTCGTGTATTGGAAACTTTTACATCATTATTAGATTCTAATGTTGATCTTCCTGTGGCATCATATATTCCTGAATTTCTACCTGTCAATAATAGTGATGCACTATTAGATAGTGTCGTATTAGATATTGATAATGGCGATGTGGGTACTATATTACTACTTGCAGCTGTGTATAAACCTCTACCTTTTAATAATATAATATCTGACATATAACCTGTCACATGAGTGCTACCAGTAGCATCTTTCCCTATTGAAACTGGGTTTGCTGGT